GGTCCGCGCTGGCATCAACCGTTGATGAGGTGCAGCAAAGCTTTTCAGCTCTCATCGTTCGCATGTGTCAGGTGACGGAGTGATTGAGATCAAGTCGACTCTACGAGAGTCACCGTTGCGCATGCTGGTATACGGTCGCGGAGGTGTTGGAAAGTCAACGCTTGCGGCATCGTCATCTCGTCCGGTGTTCCTTGCGTCGGAGGACGGACTCGAGAACATTGATGCTGTTGGAGTGAATCCGGAATCGTGGAAAGAGTTGCTCGATGCCATCGACGAGATCTCGGCAATGGGGTCGTACGATACGATTGTCATTGACTCTCTCGATTGGTTCGAGCCTCTTTGCTGGGAACACGTGTGCAAGATTGGTGACGATAAGGGGCCAAAGAAAAGCATAGAGGACTTCGGATATGGCAAGGGTTACGTTGCCGCAATGAATGAGTGGCGCATCCTTGTTCACAAGCTTTCTCTTGCCAGGAACAAGGGCAAGGCAATCATTCTGATCGCTCACGCGATCAAAAAGACCGTCAAGAATCCAGCTGGAGAGGACTACGATGCGTGGGGAATCAAGCTCAATGAGAAGGCTGCTGGACTTCTTAGGGAATGGGTTGACGTGGTTGGTTTTGCAGAGCCCGAGATCGTGGTCACGAAGCTCAATCCTAATGAGAGCAACAAGGGCGTTGCTACGGGCAAACGCGTACTTCGCACCAATCCCTCTGCTACCTACGAGTCTAAAACTCGCTACGCTCTTCCTCCTAAACTACCCCTTGAGTGGAAAGCGGTTGCGGAAGCACTGAGGGCAGGCAGTAATGCTGCCGTTCCAGAACTTAGAAAGGAGTTGCATTCAAAGCTTATGTCGCTTGCTACGCCGGCAGTGTCTGATGGCGCTCGCAAGTTTCTTGATAGTCGAGGAGAGTCTGTCGCAAGTCTGCGGGAGGCCATTGCAAATGTTGACCGGTACATGAAAGAGAAAGAGGCTAAGTAATGTCTGAAGAAACTAAGGCTCCGGAATTGACGAAGGATCAGAAGCTTGCTCTGTTTGCAGAGTACGAGCGCGCGCACGCCAAGGTGACGGCAGCCCACGCGCAAGCGACGGCCGCCCAGGTCGAGGTCAGCGCGGCGGTAAAGAAGATCAGTGCGGCATGCGGGTCCGGTCCCTTCAAGTGGAAGGGACAGGAGCTGCAGGTCGTGAAGCTTCGAAAGTCGGAGGGCGTCACCTTCCGTCGTTCGGGCGAACGATCGGTTGAGGAGATCGGCTGATGGCGCTCAGCGCGGGCGGAAAGTACACCGCCAAGGCGACGGGATCCGTCGTCCTCGGCAAGAGCAAGAACAAGGAAACGCCTTTCATCGAGTTTTACCTCCAGGTAAAGGGAGGAGAAAACGACGGGGCACGCGTTCGCTGGACATCCTACTTCAGCGAGAAAACCTACGAGCGCACGGTGCAGTCGCTCGAAACGTGCGGCTGGACAGGAGAGGACATCTCCGTTTTCTCCGACGGAAAACTGCACGGCCTGGACAAGAACGAGGTGGAGATCGTTGTTGAGCTTGAGGAGTACGAGACCCCTCAAGGAGAGAAGAGGACATCTCCTCGGGTTGCGTGGGTCAATCGTCTCGGCTATCTGAATGTGGACGCAGCAATGTCAACGGACGCCGCCGCCGCCTTCGGAGTCAAGATGAACGATCTCATCCTCGCCATGCGAGCCAAAAACCCACGTAAGAGTGGGTTTGAATCGTCTCCGGCAACCTCTCCGGAGGCCGCTCACGCGGAGATGTCGAGCGACGATATTCCGTTCTAGATTACTCGGGCTCGGGGGCCGCTCCTCCCTCGGGTATCGAGTCCGCCGGTGGAGTCCGGAATCGAAGACCCTCGGCACGAAAGTGCCGGGGGTTTTTGGTATTTGCGATGAAGAAAAAAACGAGCTGGGAGGACGCGATTCACTGGCTTTCGATCGCGTACGCGTGCGGCTGGTGGATCGGGTACGTTGCGTCGCACGCGAATTGACGTAGGGTGTGGCCCATGGCCAACAAGACCGCAAATATGTCGATGAACCTGTCGTACGTAGGACCGCTCGGCCAATCGACGCAACTGTCTCCCCCGGTAACCGTGGCCACGCCATACAACGGATTGGTTGAGGGCACGTGGGATCTTGCTCCGGTCACGATGACGGGATCCGTTTTCACCGTGCCTCTTGGCGGAATCACTAACCCAACCGGGTACATGGTGAAGAACAATTCCGATTGTGACGTCTCGGTAAAGCACAATACCGCTGGAGCTTACACCCTGTCTCCCGGAGCCACGGCGGCCATGTTCAGCCCTGCCACTGTAGCTGGAACCACGCCCATCACTGAGCTGAAGCTTACTACCCAGACCGATACGATCCTTGCTGGGTCGGTCGGTTTCATTGTTTTCGGTGACCCGACCTGATGTATCCGCTAATTGGAAAGATTGGGTACCACTCTAGTACCTCAGGAACCGTCACTCTCGCGGCCGGCGAGAAGATGGTGGGCCTTTGGTGTGTTGCTAGCGCTGGTGGGGCATACCTTACGATTGATGGTGGAGACCATATCGTGTTACCGGTGGGCGTTCCGTTCGCAATGGGTCTCGAGAGCGCAACGGCGGAGTGGGTCGGAGTGGCGATCGTGTTCAGCGGAACCGCTAGCTACTTCGTGAAAACGCTTACCCACTTCTAATGGCTCGAGACAATAGGACGTCGGAGCCCAGGCCGGACCTAAAAGGTCTGAGCTTGATGGATTTCATTCCTGCCGTTTCCCCGCGATTCGATTCGCCCTACCATCTGAAAGAGCTGGTGGATGCGTTCGAAGGAGTGGTAAAGGGGACAATCAAAAACGGCAGGTATGTAGTTACCGTCCCTATGCGTCACGGGAAAAGCTTTACATGCATGCACATGATTGCGTGGGCGTTGCTCAATAACCCATGCCTGGAATTCATGTACATCAGCTACGGCGCAAGCTTCGCCCAGCGTCAAGGTAGAAAGTCTAGGAGCATATCGATAGACGCTGGCGTTGAGCTGTCCAAGGATCACAATACCATCCAGGAGTGGCATACGTCCGATGACGGCAAGTGTGTTTTTACAGGTATCGAAGGAGAGATTGCTGGACGAGGCGCAGACATTGTTATCATCGACGATCCGATCAAGTCTCGTCTGATTGCAGAGTCGGCAGATGAAAGAAACAAGGCCACTGACTTCGTACAGGAGGCCATCTCTCGATTGAACAAGGGCGGCGCCGCGTTCATGGTGTCGGCCCGATGGCATCCGGACGATCCAAGCGGACAGCTTCTTAGGACAGGTGACTACACCCATATCCACAAGCGAGCTATCGAGGACGAAGGGTTACCTACGGAGCATGCTCTTTGGCCAGAGCAGAGAGACCTAGAGACTCTAAAGTTTACTCGTTACGGTAAGTCTGGAAAGTCTGGAGTAGGCGAATACAACTGGTACTCGTGGTACCAGGGAGAGCCTCGTCCGCCTGACTCTGGATTGTTCCGCTCTGCTCCGCACACGTATCAAGCTTTACCTAACGAGTATCAGGCTGCTATAGGAGTGGACCTTGGATTCTCTGTTGCTGGGGATGCTAGCGCAACATGCGTTGCGGCTAGAGGAGTGGACGGCAAGACCAGAATTCTGCGTATGGATAAGTATAATCGCAACGCTCCTTCAGTTGCTGCAGGACTGTATGCGCTGAAGCAGTCGTATCCGTCCGCTCCAATGTTCTCCTATACGTCAGGTCCCGAGAAGGGGACCATTGACCTGATGAGAGAGAACTACGGCCTAGACATCATCGCAATGCCTGCTCGGTTCAATAAGTACGCTCGAGCCATGGCGACTGCAGACGCGTGGAATGCAGGCAAGATCATGGTGCCTCATATGACGCACTGGGATCTGGACGGATTCATCTCAGAGGTACTCAACTTCTCAGGCGGAGAAGGCGAATCGGACGACCGTGTCGATGCGATGGTGTCTGCGTTCGATGGGCTCGAAGGCGGAGGTTGCTCCACCGACGTCCCCGGATTCCACGGAAAGCGATGCTTTTAGTCCGGTAGAGATTCGACCTCGGTTTGCGTCAAGTTCGGTTTCGGATCAGGGTTGGACATGTCCACTCCCCTGTCTATTGCGAAACCAGGACTCGTTCAGCACGCCAAGCGCGCCCTTGAAGAGATCGAAAGGCTGCAGGCGCTGCTTGCAGTCACGGCAGGATCTCACACTCAGGCGACCACGGATGCAGCGACGGCCGACACTGCGTTGGACGCTTTGATCATCACGATCGCCGCGCTCTGAAAGAGCGCATGAGCAGGTCGAAACAGCGCACGCACTGCCGTCATTCTTGCGGCATGTGCAGCAAAAAAAAGTCGGAGCCCGGCGTGGCGAAGCCTAGCGATCGAAGGCGCATGGCTGACGATCCGGGGCCGACCAATGCGCGGACGTACGGTTTCACTGACGGAGAGAAGGGGCAGCATGGCCGGGAATACTAACGGCACGTTCGGCGATCCTCGCCTCACGCAACTGAGCCCGTCGACGCCGACGGTCAAGATTGTTGATCCCTACGGTCGACCCGTTTCGAGCGCTGACCTCGATGCGTTCGGAGCTCCGACAGGCCGCGCGTCTAATCCTGCGATCGCGGGCGTGATCAAGCGGGACATCCCCGTCGTCCTGTTGACGTCGTGGACTCCGGACATGATGCAGCTGGCGCTCGACCAGCACATGAATGGGCACTTTGCGCAGAGCGCTTTTCTCTGCGACGCGATCATCGGAGACGATCGCGTGGCGGCCACGCTCGGCCAGCGGATGGGGGCCCTGTTCTCTCGGCCGATGAAAACGACGGCGGCCAAAAAGGACACGAGCGGCGAGGTCGCGGCCGCGTGGGATGAGGCGTGGGATCGGTTCGCTCCGACGTCGGTGCTCGAGGAGCTCCAGACGTGGGGCAACTTGCTCGGCGTGTGGCTCGCTGAGATCCAATGGGACACCAGCGTCACGCCGTGGCAACCGACGCTCAAGCCGTGGCACCCGACACATCTTTCGTATCGATGGGACCTGCGAAAGTACATGGTCACCACGATGGATGGCGTGGAGATCATCGAGCCAGGCGATGGCCGTTGGGTGCTCGGTACGCCGCACGGACCCTATCGAGGTTGGCGTCGAGGCGCGGTGCGTCCGTGCGCAACGCCGTGGTGGTCGCGTCAGCTTTCGTGGCGAGACCACGCTCGATTCAACGAGCGTCACGGCTTGCCTATCATCGTTGCGAAGTCTCCGGCTCGAACGGATCCGAAGCTGCGAGACGTATGGATCCAAGGCCTGTCGACGATGGGTCAAGAGGCGGTCGTGTCGTGCCCGCAGATGATCGACGGCAGCGGCTACGACGTTTCAATTCTCGAAGCAAAGGATCGAGCATGGGAGTCGTTCGGAGCTTTGGCTGCGCGTGCGGACATGGCGATCGTCCTTTCCCTGTTGTGGCAGAACTTGACGACCGAGGTAACTGGCGGTTCGTATGCTGCGGCTGTCGTTCACGAGGGAGTGAAGCAGACGGCGGCGAGGTTCGACAATCAGTCTCTGACCCAAACGATCCATCAGCAGTGCGCTAGACCGTACGCCGCTTGGAACTACGGCGATCCGGATCTCGCTCCTACTCGAACGTGGGTCATTGAAGAGCCGGCCGATCATCTCACGAGCTCGCAAACGTTCGGCGCGTTCGCTAAGGCTCTCTCGGACATGAAGGCCGGCGGATTCCAGCTCACGACTGATGCGGTCGCGGCCCTCGCGTTCTCGTTCAATCTGCCGCTGAACGCATCGCAGATCTCAATCGTTGCCGCGTCGGTTGCGGCTGGAGAGGCACCGGCGTTCCCATGAGCGATCGTGAATTCAAGTGCAAGGGAGACCTTGCGATGCATCCCGAGTCCGTCGGCCTCACGTGGCCGCGAGCTCCGCGCGACGAGCAGATGAGCAACGGCGTGTGCGTCATATCGATCAACGGACCGCTCGAACACAAGGGAAACTTTTGGTCGTGGTTCGACTCCTACGAGCGCATCCTGACTTGCTTCGAGGGCGCGCTTCGATCCAACGAGGTGACCGGAATCATCCTGAAGATCGATTCCCCCGGCGGCGAGGTGTCTGGACTGAACGAGACAGTCAAGCGGATGCGCGCGCTCAAGAAAGAGTGCAAGAAACCGGTGCTGACCTACGCCGATGACGAGGCCTACTCGGCCGCGTATGCGCTGGCCACGGTGGGCGATGAGATTTACTTGCCCGAAAGTGGCGGTGTTGGATCCGTTGGCGTGCTTGCCACGCTCTGCGACCGCACGGAGGCCACGAAAAAAGCGGGACTTCGCGTCGAGGTGGTTCGCAGCGGCACCCGCAAAGCCGAAGGGCATCCGGACATCCCGCTAAGCGAACCGGTTATCGGTCGCGTTCAGAAGCGAGTGGATGGTCTGGCGAAGCAATTCTTCGCTTTGGTCGCTGAGGTTCGCCCAACAAATCGTAAAGCTTTGGAAGCTCTACAGGGTCAATGTCTCTACGGGAAAAAGGCTGTTTCCGCTGGCTTAGCGGATTCGGTTCTAAGCTTTGAGGATGTGCTTGCAGCCTTTACCGCGAAAGTTGGTGTTGCAGGCGGATCGGAAAGTGTCAGCGTGACCAATTATGAACTTCACGACGACTCGTACAAGGCAGGAGACGCGATGAAGCCGTTCGCAGCGCTCGAGAAGAAGGTCGCCGACGCGATCGCCGCTGTCATGGCGGCGAAGAATCCGACGGCGCGCAAAGAGGCCGCCGCCCTCCTGACCAAGGCGCAGTCTGCACTCACCGAAGCCAAGGTGAAGAAGACGTACAATAAAAAGACCATCGAGGAAGAGACCGAAGAGGACGATGGTAACGCCGATGAT